GAGCATTGTCGGTGACAGTTAAGCTCGTTAAATCGAAGGTGTCCTGCACTTCCAATGCTTCTGTAATGGCCTGCATGATATGCGTAGGCACTCTTTGACCCACAACTAATACAACCGTCATCTCGATCCCTTAACCTAATATATTTATTGAATGTTACTTGTGTGTCTTTTAACCAATCGGATCGGCTCTTTAGTTTTAACTTTGCTTCTTTAACTTCTTTTTTAACAGTTTTAATTCTTTTGTCTTTAGCTAACTCTAATGCACATTCAAACCCACATACTTGTTGAAGTGGTTTGTTTGGCGTGAATTCTACTTTACAAACTTTACACTTCTTGAACTTGATAGGTTTCACTAAATCTTACTCCCAATTCTGCACCGTAAGCGTAAATTTGTTCCATATATAAACTAAATCCATGCTTGGTTAGCTTTTGAGTTGATCCAATTAACACTCGTCTGCCGTCAGGTGTTTCTTCGTATTTACGATAACCTTCTTTAACTTGTGTAGGATCAGGAAAATCAGGTAAGAATTTTTCTTTAAAATATTCATGCCATATTAAAGCTGAATATTGTTTGCCATGAACCCATGCTTGACTAGCTATGTCATTTAATGGCCCAGCCCACATTAAAGCGTTAGCGCTTAATGATCTGCCTTTTTGTTCTTCACGAATAATAACTTCAAGTGGCCGTTCTGTATCTATTGGTGCATTTTGTATTGCACTTATTGCTGTGTCGGCTTGCAGCTTTCCTACAAGTCTAATAACTTTAGGTAAGTAATCTGTTCTCATGGTGTCGTTTCTCGTAATCATTGCGACAATCTATATCGCAAAAGCGTTTAATAGAAATTAATTGACAATTTAGACAAAAGCCAACTGACTTGTAATTAGTATCGTTATCTCTAACACGCTTTATTGCAGCGCTTCGATATTGTTCTTCAAGTAAGCTGGCTTGGTCAAATTCATCCATAATTTAAAAAGGAATGTCGGATTCCATGTCATCAAAGTTAGCTGGTGTAGATGTTTTAGCAACTTCTTTAGCTTCATCACGACTGCCTAACATTTGCATTTGATCTGCAACGATTTCTGTGGTGTAACGATCCTTTCCTTCTTTGTCTTGCCATTTACGAGTTTGAAGTCTGCCTTCAATATACACAGGGCGGCCTTTTTTTAAATATTCGCCTGCTATTTCTGCAAGCTTTCTAAATAAAACAATATTATGCCATTCGGTCTTATCTTGCTTATTTCCTTCTTTGTCTTTCCATGATTCAGTTGTAGCTAGACTAAAATTACAAACTGCGTCACCGTTTGGTAAATGTCTTAAATCAGGGTCTTTACCAAGATTGCCTAATACGATTACTTTATTTACTGATGCCATGCTGCTCTCCTCTGTTGTGAATTGATGTGACATTAGATAATATATATTTATTACCCATTTGTCTTTTTAATTCTTGAACTTTAATATTTCTTTTTTCTACAAACTCAATATCTTTTGTGGTAATAGGAAGATTAGTTCCGTAAAAGCTATTTAGTAACATATTTTTTTATAACCTCGCCTGTTGATGGATGTAATTCATATTCGTATTGAACTTTTTTTTCTTTAGTTCCAAATATGCGCTCAAAGTTTTCATCAAACTTTTTTTGATCGACTGATCTATACATATCGCCTTTCCCTGCTTCGTGTGCCATAACACCTCCTAAAATAACGGTTCAGCTTTAATTAAATCAAATACATTTTCTTTTGGTTCTTTTGGTAAACGTTTAATAATGTGATTAGGTTTATTTAAAACATAAAACAAAGCTTCATGTTTTGTTCTAAACTTTCGTATTGCTTCACCAAAGTCATCAATAATTAAATAATTAAACATTAATCCTCGCATTTACCATTTAAACATCTTGCGTTTGCTAATGCAGCTTCTTCAATATCTGCAATTGCATCTTTGCCAATAAAATTATCGGCTGCAATTCTTAATCGATTGTATAAACTGCGCTCTACTTCCGTAACAGAAGTTTTCATTACAAAACCTCTATCTCTTGCATGATCCGAAATAACAGAGTTGACATAATCAGAAGGATCTACACCCCATGACTCAACTTCATTATATTTCTTTTCGTCTATTTCAACTTCAATAATTACACTAAAGCGTTTCATGTTTTACCTTTCTAATAAGTTCTAACATTGATGCTCGGCCATGCTTGGTTTGATACCGTTCAAGCATAGCTTTTGCGTGTGGTTTAAAAGCACCTCGTAGCCAACGCACCCAACAACACTCGTTATTAAAATTAAAGCGGCCACGATTTTCATTACAATATTCACAACTCATTTAACTCGCAGAGCTTCCCTGGCAAACTTAATTCCAATATCGTTTTTATATCTGCCTTTTTCTGCGTCATTTAATATTCGTCTAGCCCATGCTTTTGAATCAGCCAATGGTCTGCTTGCAATTTCATTGACAACTCGTTTCATTTTGTCGTGATTATTTTTTATTTCTTCTTCACTAAAATGTTTTGGTAATGCTTTTATAAATTGTTTAGGCTCTTGCAATCGACATAAATCTAAAATATCAGATATGGTTGGCATAAATTTATTAGAGTTGACATATTTATCAAAAGCTTTAGATACCACCATAAATTCATATTTTTGTAATTTAGCCCACCAAATCCTTAAAGTTTCACGATCAAGGTCAGGTCTTGAATAAATTGTAGTGACGCTGTGAAGCATATCTCTAAATCCAATCTTTTCTGTTTCTATCAAAATGACTGCTCCTTTGGTTGTTCATCTTCCCACCGATGTTGATTTATCCAAGTGCTAGGATTGGGTATGTAAAGGCCATTGTTCTTAAACCATTGTGGACTAACCTTTTGCCATTTAAGTGAATTGAGAGCTGTATCTAAATCAGGATTATTTTTAAACCAAGCTTTCCTGGCAGCTTCTTTGCCTACTTTTTTAGGATATTCATACCAAAATGTATCAAAATCGGACAATGGTTTTATATTGGTTAATGGTTTATGGTTAATGGTTATTGGTTTATGGTTAGCATTGGGTTCGCTATGCGTTTGCATTGCGTCTGCATTATTCCATCTTTTATTGGCTGCTGCAATCGCTTTTACCTGTTTAGATTGAAATGCCTCGATTTCAGCGTCACATCGCTTATGGATATACCCTAGCTCCACTTTCTCAAAAAAGTCGCTCAAAACGCTTAAAACTGCCCTTATTTCGCTTTCTGATCTAGCACAGAGCAAACGCATCAACTTATCCTGATCTAAAGGCAAAGGTTTCTCATTTAGGTAGTATTGATCTAGCAATTGTCTATAAACTCCATGCTCAAGCAAGGTTAAATGAGCCGTATCTTTTCGATAGTCGGCTATATTGTGCTGGAAGTAGTGCATATAGCCTCTATTCTTTAAATTTGCGTTTTAGGAAAATTTCAGGGTATTTCAGCTTAACTGCCGCTGGAATCCCTCGTTTTTTCCATTGATGAACCCTTATTTCAGAATGTTGACCATTTAGGCCTAAAAGCTTGCACAAAGCCTTTGAACCTCCGTAAAACTCGATAATTTCGCTATCTTTCATCTTTTTTGCCTTTTTTATAAATAATTTAACAATTTGTTAAATATGTGTTGACTCTACATAACAATTTGTTATTATGCAAGTGTAGTTTTTTATATTTATGGAGGATTTATGAAAACAAAAGGCATTATTGTTACAGTTCTAGCGTTTTACCTATATGGCGCATTGTGGCTATACGTTTTTTTCCCAATCTTAACTAAACACTTTGGAGCTTAATATGACTATTCACGAAGAATACGCACAAGACTTAATAGACACCGATCCGTTAGATGTTATTGCTAATATGGATCACGACCAAATAGCTGGCACGATTCGTGCTATGTATTGGGCCAATGAACGTGGCGATATGGTAAGCGTTAATATTTTTGCCAAATCATTAACCAATGCTTTTTTTGACAAGGCCATGGATATTACGGAAAAAAAGCTTCAAGAGAATAATGTATATCAAGGCCCTTTTGACGAAATGTATGACATGGGTCATTCACATGGTGATTTTCTATGATTACATTTATTAGAGATGTTTTATATTTGTATTACAAAGGCTTTAGATTTAAAAAAGCAATAACTTTAGCCAAACAATTAAGGAGCATCAAATGATTAAGCCAGGCATAGTAAAGATTGGTGACAAAGAATACAAAACAGTTGCATATCGAGTTAATGAATTTCGTGACTCAGCTATTTACAAAGGTTGGTCTATTATGACTGAAATTGTAAAAATTGATGATGAGCAATGTGTTATTAAAACGCAAATTATTACTTCTGATAATAAAATTGTAGCCACAGGTCATGCACAGGAGTTTCGTAAAGCTTCACGACTTAACGGAACATCTTATTTAGAAGTGTGTGAAACAAGCTCAATTGGCCGAGCGCTTGCTGTTTTAGGGCTTTCAGGATCAGAATTTGCATCAGCAGATGAAGTTATCAATGCAATGCACCAACAAAAAAATCCAATATTACAACAAACAACTCAAGGTGATATTGAAGATGTTATTAAGGAAATTAACAAAGCAGATTCTGTTGATGAATTAATGGGTATCTACAAAGAAGCTTCAACAAAGTTTGACAAGGTGTCTTTAGCTAAATTAAAGACTTATTTAACTGATCGTAAAAATGAATTGGAGGCATAGTATGAATCAGCAAGAACGCTTAACAGAGTATTTAGAAAAGCATGGCACGATTGATCCGTTAAAAGCTTGGACTAAATTAGGCATTTATCGTTTAGCTGATAGTGTTTTTAAATTACGAAAAAAAGGTTACAAGATAACAACCAACGACAAAAAAGTTAAGAATAAGTTTAAAGAAATTTGTATTGTGGCTGAATATAAATTGGAGCCTAGAATATGATTGCTAATAATTGTATTGATTTGATTCAGGGTAGTGATGAATGGAAGTTGGCTAAATTGGGTTTTGTTTCAGCTTCCAACATAGCAGATGTAATGGCAATAGGTCGTTCAGGTGAGGCTATTGGTCGTAAAAAATATAAAACTCGGTTAGTCGCTGAACGTTTAACTATGCAACCATTAGAATCTTTTATCAATGATGCAATGGCATGGGGAGTGCAAACCGAACCTATGGCTCGAATTGCTTTTGAAACATTTACAAGTCAATTTGTGGATCAAACAGGATTTTGGAAACACCCTGATATTGAATGGCTTGGTTGCTCACCTGACGGACTTTTAGGCCAAGATAAATTGATTGAAATTAAATGTCCAAACACAACCACGCATTTAGATTATATTTTTGCCAATGAAGTTCCTGGCGATTATTACAAACAAATTCAATGTCAGTTGTGGGTAACAGGTAGGCAATCATGTTTTTTTGTAAGCTACGATCCAAGACTGCCTGAACGGAATCAATTATTTATTAAAGAAATATTAAAAGATGAAAAGCTTATTAGCGAAATGACTATTGAAGTAAAAGCGTTTTTAAGTGAAGTTGAACAGTTAATGGCTAGGCTGACTAGCCAATAATGAAAACTGTTATAATATCCGCTGGCAACAACACAAGGGGATCATTTATGATTGACCAGGCCTTGCTATGTCTAGCGCAAACCATTTACATGGAAAGCAGCCTAGAACGCAAAGAAGCACAAATTGGAGTTGGCTATGTATTAATGCGTAGAGCTGACTTTGATCCAAAACAGGTGTGTAGCGAAATGAAAAAGCCATATCAATTTACATGGTATGGAAAAATTAAAGCACCTGAACATACAGAAATTAAACCTTACTTTCTTGATCTTGCATATCGCATCATGCACAAGTTAGAGCCTGACTATTCCCAAGGCGCAACTAATTTCCACGACACTTCAATTAAAAAACCTCAATCATGGTTCAAACTTAAAAAGACTATTCAATGGTCGCACATGATTTTCTATAAACAGGAGGAAACAAAATATGCTCAATATTGAGTTATATGCCAAACAACTTAATGGATTAGATGTTCAGTCCGTATTAAATCCAAAAAAACTGCAAAACCCACCTGAAGATGTTTCATTAGATTATTACGTTTATCGTGGTAAAAAAGGTTATGCAAGTTTTCTATCTTCTAACAATAAAGAAAGACAAATATCTTGCAATATTAAATTAATATTTGACGGCAGAACAAATTTGCTGAAAGATGTGAAGTTTATTGAAATAAAACATAAAGATAACCAAAAATGGAAGAAGCAATAGATTTTATAGTAAAGTGCTTAATGTTTTGTGGATGTGCTGGTTTATTAATCGGCACTTTTTTTATGCTTGAACTTTTATTTGGAACTCATATATGTCATTGACTAAAGATCAGTTGTTGGAGGCGGTAAAAGCTTTTAAAGATGCAAATTTTAATGAAACAAAAGCAGCTGAATCATTAGGACTAAAAAGAGCTTGTTATCAAGCTAGA